AATCCACCTTTTCCTTTTGCCATACCACCAACTATTCCTCCTAATTCTGCCCCTTCCCAGTTTGATTGATCTGTGAAAGCAATCTCATTAGGCATATTTAAATAAATTTCTCCTAATTGATCTGTACCTTCTTTGATTAACGTCATATAAGATTTTTGTCTTAAACCTGCTGAACCTTCTTTAATGATATTCACACCTTCTTGCGCTGAATTAGATGCAACGTCGGCCAAGCTTGGCGATGAATATAACATATTTAATTCATCTATCCTATCCAGCATTTTTGTTCTTGCAGTTTCTCCTTCAGTCTCCTCCAATTGTTCTGTTATTTCACGAATCATTTCAGTAATTTTTTTATCAGGCATAACTGCCTCTTTAAATCTTCTTCCAATAGTATTCAACGATGTTTGTATTTTCTCTAAACTAGCACCATGTCTTTTATAAATGGTAAATTTAATAGACTCAGGATAAAATTCATCACCAGCTGAATCAATAGGGTAAATTAATGTTTCATTTGTAACTTTTTGACGTTCTCTTTTTTGTGCTTTGGCCATATCAGCATCATAAGCGGCAGCCTTTTTTGCACTTTCTCCTCGTGTCGGCCATATCAGTATACTTTCCCTTTAAATTGTTGATGCTTTCATTCTTGTTTCTTTCCAGATTTGTTGACTGGCCGTTCTTGAATCATTTTCATTAAAAAACTTTTCTGTTTCTACCATGATAGCTAATTCCCAATCTAACGGATGTACATTAATTATTTTTGACTGTAGATTATTATAATTGTATCTTCTTATTGCTTGTTTTCCAAATTTATATTTCTTATTAGTATTAACTGCATTTATAAATTGTCTGAAATTTAATTGTGTCGATAAATCAAAATTTAAGTTACTTAAATGATCAAACATATCTCCCAACAGCACTGCTCTCATTTTTGGTACAAGATAATGAAAATTGATTCCATCAAAATAATCTTTTCCTCTATTTAAAACAAAAATCAATGGATATAGGTCATATGTTGATGTTACTTCATCTGGTCTATAAGAAAAAAACATCATTTTACCTCTAAGAGGTCTACTTACTCTTGTACCACCTTCTTTTAACATTCTAGTATAACTAAATCCTGTACTATAGTTAATAGCATAATCATGATAAAATGTTCTGGCTTCTTCACTTCTATCTATGATGTTTTGTTTCTTTGCTTCTTTATGTGCTTTTTGGAAAAAAGTTTCATTTTTTAAATAATCTATATGTTCTTCTAATACCTCCATAAGATGTGCTTCTGTTATTTCAGCCGTTCCTTTGACAGCTCCCCTAATAGACATTTTCCTTATATTTTCTAATTTAGGAAAACCAAGTGGTACAAAGTATTTAGTATACGCTCGTTGCTCTGCACTAGTAAATTTCACTACTATTGCTTGAATTTCTTTTTGTCCAGAAAGTTCAGCTAAAGTCTTAATCTTTTTTGCATTTCTAAGTTTTATGATTACACCAAGAAAATTTCTGATCCCTGGAGTTCGTGAAGCCATTACCAATGACTTTAATGATCTTCCTTTAAGTGTTCGTATGAGCGTTGCCATGTATATATTTATAATAGTTTCTTAGATTTCTTTGTCTTGATTTCTAGTTCTTTTTCAGTTATAATCACGAATTCCCACCCTCTTTTCTCTGCCCATTTACGAGCAGCCTTCCATTTCGCCTGATTCATTACATATGATTTGAGTTTTTTGATATATCCTTGTGTCTGTTTCTTGGGTTTTCTTGGGGGTTTACATTGTTCTGCTGGCTTCACTTCAATTATGTATTTCTTATGTTCTCCATCAATTGTTCTTACTTTGACATAGAAATCAACGAAATATCGTCTAGTTTTTTTCTCTGCTGGACTATAATATGGAATAATAACATTTTCAGAACCCCATTCAATTATATTGGGGTGAGTATCTAAATACTTCATATACTTCAACTCCCATGATGAACGATACTGGCATTCCTGAAGATTTGCCACATACTTTTCTTTATTTTGTACTATATAACGACCAATTCTTGGATATTTTTTCATAAAACTGTTATAAATATAGTGTAGTTCAAGTATTTATAACGGGAGAAGAAAATGGCATTAACAATATCAGATATTAAAGCAAGGACAACGGCTTCATTTGCTCGATCTAGTTTGTTCAAAGTTTTGATAACAATACCTGGAGTTGATTCTAATAAAACAAAAGTCTTAACCTTAAATTGTTACAATGCACAAATTCCTGGATTATCTATAGCGACAACTGATAAAGACTTAGGCTATCGTTCTGTAGCTTATCAGAAATTGTATGATGATGTTTTGTTATCATTCTATTGTAGTGAAGATTTATCTGAACTTAAAGTTATGCAAGATTGGTTGAAACTAATAAGTAATCCAACAAATAATCGTTTAGGATATTATGATCATTATACATCTACTGTAGATATTATCCACTTGTCTAGGTCACATAAATTATATGCAGACGATAATAATAAAACACTAGTAACAACATTACATGAAGCATATCCTAAGAAAATTGATCCAATGCAATTAGATTATTCTTCTCAGGATATAATGCGTATGACTGTTAGTTTTACATATAGACATTTTACACAAGTATGGGGAGATAAAGAAAAGACAGCATAATATCGTTAATTAACAACAACATTATTCTTATATAGGAGTGAATGAAATGGGCTTACCTTCAATTACAGTACCACAGTATAGTTTAATATTACCATCAACAGGAAAAGAATACAAGTATAGACCTTTTCTAGTTAAAGAAGAAAAAATTCTTCTTATAGCAATGGAAAGTGAAGATGAAAAACAAATAATAAATGCAACCATTGATATAATTAAAAATTGTGTTGTTGGTGACATAAATATTGATGATTTACCAATGTTTGATATAGAGTATATTTTTCTTCAATTAAGAGGAAAAGCCAAAGGTGAAGTACTTGAATTAAAATATACTTGTCCAAAATGTAATGGACAGATTCCAATAGCTATTAATATAGAGGACATTAAAGTAAATAAAAAAGATGATCATACTAATAAAATAGCATTAGATGATACTTTGGGTATTGTTATGAAATATCCTAACATTGAGATACAAAGAAAACTAGTAGATGTTCAAAAAGATAAAAGTAGTGTAGAAGGACTGTTTGAAACTATTATTCATTGTATTGATTACATTTATGATGCAGAATCAACATATCCAGCAAAAGATCATACACAAAAAGAATTAGTAGATTTCTTAGAGTCTTTGAATGATAAACAATTTCAAGATATAACAAAGTTTTTTGAAACAGCACCTACACTTAAACATGAAATAGATTTACATTGTAAGAATAAAGCAAAAGGTAAAGACTCAAAAGTTTGTAATTATAAAGAAAAGGTTATGTTGGAGGGCCTCAACTCTTTTTTCGAATAGCCCTTTGTCATGAATCACTTCAGAATGTTTATACTACAAATTTTGCATTAATGCAACATCATAAGTATTCACTTACTGAATTAGATAATATGATTCCGTGGGAAAGGGAGATTTACATGGCATTATTAGTAAAACATATCCAAGAAGAAAATGAAAGAATTAAACAACAAAACAAAGGATAAGTAAAATGGCAACAATGGCAATGGATTATACCGGTTTTACTAAAAGTATAAACACTCTGACAGATTTATTTAAACAATCTATTGGATTACAGAAAAACCTCCTAAAAAGTTTTGACACCTCTGCTATAGCTCGTCATAGTGCAAGTCCCCTTGAAAAATCCCTCGACAGTATAAAAGAATCATCTGTTTCATTCAATGAGAAAACTTTGCGTTGGCATGATGACCAAACTAACAGGATGGTCAAAGGTACTGATCCTAGAGTTGTTGCACAAAAAGCAATGGGAGCAAAGAAAAGTGATGGTGATAATGATAGTTTATTAGAAAAATTAACTGCCATAGAAGAACATACTAAAAATACATCTGAATCACTATATGGGGATAGACAAGTATCAGCAGAAGAACTTATGGAGGAAGAAGCTTATCAGGAAAATAGAGATAAGGATGTTGCCAAAGCCGCAAAAGAACGAAAAAATACTTTAGGTGGTATATGGGAATCTATAAAAGAAGGTAATAAAGAGAATTGGTTTGTAAAACATTGGAAAAAGATAGCACTTGGATTGTTTGTTTTGTTTGCTCCTCTCAAATGGTTAGTCAAAATATGGGAGTTCGTCAAGGATGTGTGGGACTTTTCTAAAGACCATCCACTTATAGCTGGTATTTCAGCATTAACTCTTTACTTTACTGGTGGTGCTTTTATTAAAGCATTAAGTGCAATTATTCTGAAAAAAGGACTAGAAAAAGGAGCACAAGCACTTACTGCAACTAAAGGTGGTGTTAAGAACTTCCTCCAAAACAGAAAAGCACAAAGTATTATGACTCCTGAACAGACAAAAATGTCTGCAAGTCGAGCAGCTAATGCGGCAAAGGTGGGTCCGAGAGTTGGAAAGTCTGTACCAAAACCCAAAGGTATCTTTGGAAAAATTGTAGAAAAGTTTGGTAAAGCTGGTAAATGGATAAAACAACTGGGTTCCAGATTTATAATGCCATTAGTCACTAATCCTTATGGTTGGGCAATCTTAGGAGGACTTGCTCTTGGTGGATTAGCTTATGCATACTGGGATGAAGTTAAAGCCGCATGGAATAAAGTAACAAATTTTGTTAGTGAAACTTTTTCAAAAATATCAGAATTTGCAAGT